AGTTCGCATATATAAACATCTATTCAAGTTTTGGACTTGTTGAAGGAATTGTATGGCATAGTCAATTAAAAGAATATGAAGATTTAGTAAAAAAAGGACAGCAAGTAGCAATTCTTTGTAAGAAAGATAGCGAAGAAAAGGTAATTGTAGAAAAATTAAAGCCATATAGTAAATGGCTTGAATATGTGAGAAAGAAAGGAGTATCAGTCTAAATTGGATGAAGATGAGATTTATAAATTCACAGCGATAATTACATATGAGCAATACTATTCGGATGATTCAACGTGGGGTGTGTTTGGATTTTCAACAAAAGATGATATTCCATTCTTTACAAAATCTACAAAAACATTCGATCCGTTTGGTGATAATAATTCTGCAAATGATACTGATGATAGAAAAATGAGTAAGTTAGCAGGAAAGATGCAACATTTAGTTGTGGGTGGAGAATATGTAGTTAAGGCGAAATATAAAAAAGATAAAAAATATGGCGATCAATATACACCGATTGCCATATACGCCATTATTCCACAAAGCAGAGAAACACAGCTATTATTTTTGAAGTCAATGATTCCTGAATGGATGGCGGATAATTTAATAAACGCATATCCAAATGTAGTTAATGATGTAGCGAATGGTACATTAAAAACTATTGATTACAGTCTTGTAAAAGGTGTTAGAGAAATTACTTGGAATAAAATCAAGGAAAAAATCATCAATAACTATCTTATTTCTGACATTATCTCAATGCTAAAACCAATTGGTGTTACTTATGCAATGATTAAAAAATTGCTTTCAGAAGAACCAAATCCAGTTTTATTAAAGCAAGAGTTAGAAAAAAATCCATACATCATGACAAAAATTGATGGGATTGGGTTTCGTAAATGTGATGATTTAGCACTGAAGTTAAAACCTGAACTGATTGATTCTACACAAAGACTTGTAGCTTTTATCCAATACTATTTCAAAGACTTAGGAGAAAGTAAAGGTCATACATGGTGTTCTGAGAAGATTTTAAGGGCAGCCATAAGTAATAACATATACGAGTGTTGTAATAAGGTTGATTGGTTATTAGAAAATAATGACTTTCTTCATATTGATAATGGTCGAATTGGTCTGAAATATTATTACGATATTGAGATGCAGATTTATCATTTGATTCTGAATAAATCTCAAATTGAAACAACAATCAATATTTCTGATGAAGCGATTGATAAAGCAATTAAACATGCGGAAGAAGAACAAGGATTTGATTATGTAGTAGAGCAGCTAGACACGATTCATAAGAGCTTACATAGAACTGTTAGTTTGATAACTGGAAAAGCAGGAACTGGTAAAACGTCAATAATGCGAGCAATTGTTAAGGCTTATATGGAGAATAATTATATGATGACAGCTTCAGCACTTTCAGCAATGGCAGCTCAAAGAATTACAGAAGCAACAGAATTTCCTGCAATGACTATTCATAGAACACTTGGATGCCAAGGTTTAAATGATTTTACATACAATAAAGACAATCATTTGATTACAGATGTTGCATTTCTTGATGAGGGAAGTATGGTTAATGCCAGTTTATTTTTACATTGGCTTGAGGCAATTGGAGATAATACAAGAATTATTATTTCAGGAGATCATAAACAGTTACCACCTATCGGATTTGGTAATGTGTTTTCAGATTTAATTGAAATGTTTGATGATTCAGTTGTGAGCAAGTTAGTAAAACCTATGAGACAGGCAGAAAAATCAGGTATTCTTGTTGATGCAAATAAGATTCGTGAGAATATAAATCCTATATCTGAGAAGTTACAGCCACGAATTATTCATGGCGAGTTACAGGATATGTATTATATGTTCCGTACAAATCGACAGTCATTATTTAATATTGCTGTTAAGACATTTATTAAATCTGTTGAATCAGATGGAATCGACAATGTGGTTATTGCAGTACCTCGTAGAAAAGATTGTTTGAATAGCACCAATGAAATTAATAAGGTTATTCAAAATGAATTACTTGGTGATGTTTTAGAGAGTATTGAAGGTTTTGATACAACTTTCAAACTTGGTGCAAAAGTCATGCAAACAGTTAATGATTATGACAAAAATGTATTTAATGGTGAGATTGGTTATGTGACAAAAATCAGTGAAAGATATGATGGTAAGAAAAAAGAAGAATATTGTGAAGTAACTTACACTGATATTTTTGGAAAAGACAAAATCATTGAATACACAAAGAAAGAGTTAGCTGCTTTGGATCTTGCTTATGCTATGACAGTACATAAATTACAGGGAGCTGGTCGAAAGACAGTAATTGGTATTATTGACAATACACATCATCAGCTTCTTGATAACTGTATGCTTTATACATTGCTTACGAGAGCAAAAAAGAGATGTTTATTATTAGCTGAACCAGAAGCATTTTTACAATGTATTAGAACAAGTCACAATAATAGAAACACTTGGATGATGTTAGAAACAGAGAATAATACAGTAGAAGAGTAATTTAGATTTCTGAAACGCCCTATTGATGGGCATTCCAGAGACTCAAAAAGCCAAGGAAAGACGGATTTACTAAGGAGGTAAAATACATGAAATATAAAATTAGCAATGTATACATAAATGTAAATGGTGAAGATATTGCGGTTGGTGTTGTTCTTGGAGAAGAAGATAAACCACATTCTCCATTTAGAACGGAATATGTTACAAATTCAGAGTATGAAAGGGGGTTAAAAGAATTTCGATACGGTAAACAACAAATTGGAGATTGTGTTTATCATTGTATAACACAGTTTAAAAACTTTACTGCTACATGCCCAATAAAACAGAAGTGGATTGATGAATTAGAAAAAATGGGATACGACATATCAAAATTGAAATATGAAATTGCAGAGTAATCGACAGATTTGTTAAGGAGGTGACAACAATGGCATATTGTCAGAGATGTGGCGAATACTGCCAAGACCATTATACATATTGTAAGAGATGTTATTTTGAACTCGGACAACCATTTGGAAAAGCGATAGAAAGACCTCACAAATGTAGAAAATGCGGTGGCACTATATATGGAAGATATAACTATTGTTTATCATGTGCTCAGAAAAAGGGTTTTATTAATAAATCAAATTATTAAAATAATAAAACAAGGATCAACAGTTTCTTGTAAAAATTAAGGGGGTTATAAAGAATATGGGTTGCCCAAGACCGGGAAAAAAATGTAATGAATTTATGTGTAGCTTATCAATAAATGGAATTTGCTACAATGAAGAAATAAATAAAAAGTCTTCTAATGACATGAAATGGAATGTATATTTTCATGACTTCAACAGAAATGAAATTATTACATACAACATATTTAGACATTATAGGTTTAATGAAAAGATTCAGAAATTAATTCATAGTAAAATTGATAAGATAGAATTCAAGGAAAAGCTAAGAAAAGAACTCATGTATTGGTTTTGGTCAAAATGTGAATATGAAATAGTTATATCACCTTGGGTTGGTAGAAATAAAGAAGAAGCTGAAGTTAAGATTGATATACATGATCAGGTAATGTTAAATTTTGACAGATTCGTTGATTACTGTTGGTCGTTTAAGGAGAAATAATAATGGATAATACATTTTTTTTAATATTTAGTTTTATGTTTCTCATGATATTTATAGGAGGAATAATAGGAATTATTTCTTATGGATTTGCATTTTTTAACCCAATTAGGAATCATGAACAATGGAACAAAATGAATTGGTTTGGAATAATATTTTGCACAATCGCAGTAAATGTGATTTTATTTCCATATGCAATTGGTTATTGGATTTATAAATTATTTACAGTAGACAGAAAGGAAGAAAAATAATGAAATTTGAGAATACAGAAGTTTGGGGATTTGAGCATAGTCTCCGTGGGATGAGAAATCCAATGAATTCTTGGTCTAAAAGCGATAGTGGAAATTATGATATAGATGGTTGTTATGAAAATTGCCCATATTTCAATATAAATTGTCACGAAAAATATTGCGATGGATTTAAAATTGGTAAAAATGATATGAAGCTCGCACAAACACTTATTAAAGCAGGAAATGAGCATAGAAAGTTTATGAGACAGATATTTATTTCAGTTGATATAACAGCTCCTATCTACTGGTGGAAGGAATTTGATACATATAAGGTAGGAACTACAGTTAATTCTACTTCCACAATGCATAAACTCGCCATAACACCAATTACATTAGAGTGTTTTGAGATTGATGATTATGATGATACATTAGTTACAACACTTCCTGATGGAGACGAAGAAGATCCTGGTAATTGGACAATGTATTCATCTGAAGAACCTAAATCAATCATTGATTGGCTTGAATCTCTTAGACTCGCATATCTCGAAACAAAGGACAAGAGATACTGGAAGGAACTTATAAGATGGCTTCCTGAAAGTTGGTTACAGACAAGAACAGTTACTATGAATTATGAGAATGTCCGTAATATGTACTTCCAGCGTAAAAATCATAAACTTACAGAATGGTCGGAGTCATTCATTAAGTGGGTAGAATCGCTTCCATATGCAAAAGAATTAATTATGTATGAGGGTTAAAATTATGGCATCTTTTTATATTATTTCGGAAAAAGAATATAAGGAATATAAGGAATTAAAAAAGAAAAATAAACCAATGAGAAAACTGCTTGGATATGATAAATGTTATTGTCCTATGTGTAATTATGTGGTTGATAATTGCGTACCTCGACAAAATTATTGTGATAGGTGTGGACAGAGATTATATAAGAGGTGGTATAAGAAAAAATAGGAGGATATGAATGAATAAATTCGATATTGCAGTCAGAGTTAGAGAACTCAACAGAGCATCAGAGGCTTACTACAATACTGGACAACCGATTATGAGTGATTATGAGTTTGATATAAAAATAGAAGAACTCAAACAATGGGAAGAAGAGACTGGTATTGTATTATCTAATAGTCCTACTCATAATGTTGGTGCAACAGTATTAGATAATATAAAAGAAGTTACTCATAAAACACCAATGCTTTCACTTGAAAAGTGTCACAGCACAGAAGAGATTATTAAATTTGCAAATAATCATAATCTTGTAGCTTCTGTAAAGCTCGATGGTTTAACTGTACGTCTTACTTATAAAAATGGTAATTTAGTTTTAGCAGAATCAAGAGGAAATGGTGTAGTTGGATCTGATGTGACAGAACACGTTAAACAGTTTACTAATGTTCCATTACATATTAATAAGGAAGGAACTTATATAATTGATGGTGAAGCATTAATTAAATTAGATGATTTTGCAGAGATTAACAAAAACGGAGAATATAAGAATAGCCGTAATTTAGCAGCAGGTACATTATCAAGTCTTGATACATCAGTTGTAAAAGATAGAAAATTATCTTGGTATGCTTGGGAAGTCATAGAAGGTGCTAAAGAAAGCAAGTCATTTACATTTTCACTTATAGAAGCAGAAGAATTGGGATTAGATGTTGTTCCTAATGCTAATCTAGGATATTCAGAAATGGATATAGAAGAAGTTATTGAGTATTGTTTTGATAAAGCAAAAGAATATAATCTTCCTCAAGATGGTGTGGTATTTAAGTTTGA